GGTCACTTACAACGGATGTTGTTGAGACCCCCTTCGACTACAGTCTTACCCTTGGGATTAGAAAGATCGCTAGGTTCGGTTATGAGAACAGAGCTAATGTCTTTTACGATGGCACTGAACACACGTATGGGGACGCAGCCACAGTGGGAAAACGAAATGGATTCGAGTTTCTTGCAGAAGCAGACTGGAGACGGCAGCAAGGACGTAACTTCCTCGACCAAGACTACTTCGTAAGGTACGTAGCTGACAACTGGATCGTGAAGGCAGAGTGGCTGCAGGATGGCTTTGCAGACATCAGATACTTCGAGGGGTCACAACGTGGTAGGATAAAGATTGGGGATAAGCTGTCTCTGAATGCCGGGGTAGTTCAACGTATCTCCGAGCCTTACGGCTACAATCCTCTTAGCGAGCTTACGATAGGGGACAACCAACTCCACTACACAGCTTTGGCATTGGAGGAGGGGTATACAATAGATGTTAACTCGGGAGAGTTCTTTGACCCCAGCGGCGATCTGGTTGCTAACGATCCCGCTGTATGGGAGCAAGTAGTGATACCACAGGTCTTGTCCGACTACGTATCCAGAAAACGATCTGAACTTCCCTACCAATGGGTGCACTCAGTTGTTATGGGATACGATTTTTACCACTACAAAAAGGACTTTTGGATACACTCGTGGGGTAACCTAATGCCCTATCACCTGAATACAGACAACGAATACTCTTACCACAACTTTGTAAATAGCTCACAGTGGGTAGATTACTCAATAGGACTTATATTTGGTACTAAGTTCAGCAAAAGCTTCGGGGTCTTCCTTGAAGGTAAGTACAATAAGTACTGGGATAGAGAGTGGCATGACTTCTCTGTTGGACTTAACTACATACTTATCTAAAATGGCGAAGCAAATAAGTGAGGATACCCAGATAACACTAGACCTGAAGACAATCGGTCTAGCGGTAACAGGGCTGGGAGTAGTGATAAGCATGTGGTTTGTGCTGCAGGCAGACATTGCAGAAGCAAAAGAGCTCCCAGCTCCACCAGAGCCTGTAATTACGCGCATGGAGTTTGACATGAAAGACCAGTTGGTACGTCAGACAATCATGAGCACACAAGACGATGTCACCGAAATCAAAGAGGACATCAAGAGAATAGAGGAGAAAATAGATAAACTAAGATGATGAAGAATGAAAACTGTAATCTTATATGCTCTATCGTTTGTTCTGTTACTGGCACCTGTATCCACGGTAAGTAACAAGACTTCGATAGACACAGGCATCTGTGTGGTAGAGTTCAATGCGAGCTTCAACGCCCAAAATAGTGTGCCATGGATAGAGAACATCACTGAATGCAAGCCAATGCGTGTAGACATTGCGCAGCAGCCGGAGATGCAAGCAGAGCACAAGATTGTGGTAGTACCCACGATCATTGTGTTCAATGAAGGTGAGGAGGTAGAACGCTTCCAAGCCAACATTATGATGACGCTAGAGGCTACCTCTGATGAAGTTCAAGAAGTAGTCGATGAAATTATTTTGAGCGACTTCTAAGTTGCCTTATATTCGCAAAGAGACCGCACAAGCGACCGGCCCTTGGTAACCAAAAAAGGGCCTAGACATCGGGTTACATTAGCTGTCACCATAGGCAGTGAACGTTGTCCCCGGTAGTCTCGAAAAGTGCGCTGGTATAAAACTCGGGTGGGAACAAGGCTATAGGCTGATAGAAATGCCCCCACGTAGGCTAAACACGACGAGTGGAAATCCAGCGTTAAACACAAAAACCAAGGGGGAATACTTGTATCCATGAGAGAAATAAATCGCATCATCCTGCACTGCAGCGCAACTCCAGAAGGCAGAGACGTAAGTACTGAAACGATACGAGAATGGCACAAAGCCAGAGGCTGGTCGGATATCGGATATCATTTCGTTGTGCTTCTTGACGGGACCATTGAGTCCGGCAGGCCCATGGATAAGATGGGTGCTCACGTGAAAGGGCACAATAAAGACTCTATTGGGATATGCTACATCGGGGGAACAGACGCAGACGGCAATCCCAAGGATACCATGGATGGGTGTCAAGAAGCAGCACTCAAGGAATTGATATACTCTCTACGTATGGTGTGGGACAAACACTTGACTCTCCACGGCCATAACGAATTCTCTAGCAAAGCGTGTCCAAGCTTTAAAGTACAAGACAGGTTCCCAAACCATTTGTAATTGTAAGATAATCTTTTATATATTTGTTGCAAATCAAGCAACAATGTCTAAGATTAACTTCAACCCCAGCCGTGACTGGGTAGTGCTCCCCCTTCAAAAGGAAAAAGAAACTGAAGCAGGTATCCTACTAAGTGATGCTACTGCGAACCAGCTGCGTACAAACATCCTTGAGGTGCTTGCGTGTGGACCCAACTGTGAATATGTGAAGACCGGTGATACCGTAATGGTGCACCCATCGTCTGAAGGTCTCGTTGTAGAGATTGAAAATACACAGTACGTAATGGTTAATGAGTTCCAGATCTGCGGAGTATTCCCCGAATGAATGGGACAGTAACCATACAGCTTAAAGATTTCGACGAGCTCAGAAAAGCCCAGTCTAAGGCGGAGACACGCCAGACTGGGCTTCTTCGTGCAGCAAAAGAACTTGAAGTCTTTTTGTCTTTTCTGTGCACGAGAGATTCTATCTCTGAATACATAGAAGAGTTTAATAGGCAGTCTCAAACATCAAGAATAAACATTGATGAAGGGAGGGCTAAAATAGTATTTAGAGATGGAGCGGAAAATTAAAATACAACCAAAAACTACCTACCAGTTTCTGCAGGTATTCAATGGCATTCTAGAGCTGACCGACAAAGAACTAGACGTGCTATCTAAATTCATTGACCTCAATGAAACGATCAACTTGTGCTCAGTAGAAACAAAGAAAGCCGTAGCGCAGTCTATGGGAATAGACAATCCTAACACCTTGAACATCTACGTTAAGAGGCTCAAAGACAAGGGAGCGATACGAAAAACTAAGAATGGATATATAGTCTCCAAACTGCTGGAAAGAAACCCTAAGGTAATTATAGAAATCACGTAACAATGTCAGTATACAAAATGGTAAAGGGCTTTGTTAAAGAAGCCGTGAAGTTTGCAAAAGAGGGCGCACCACATGTTACGGCTAGGCAGTACGAGCAAAGACTTAGTGCATGTTTTAGCTGCCCCCATTTTAAAGAAGATGTGGAAAGATGCGGGCTGTGCGGATGCCTCGTAGAGCACAAAGCAAAGTGGGCAACAACAAGCTGCCCTGACAAAGAAGAGCAACGCTGGGACCCGGTCAAAGTTGGGAGTGACGGTAAACGAATAACACTGAAGAAGAATGGACCAAAAGGTAATACTACAGATACTAGCGACAAAGCACAGTCTACCGATACAAAAGGTTGAAGAAGCAGTCTACTATCAATTCAAGTATACCTCTAAAGTCATTAAGGAAGGAAAGTTCGAACCAGTAAGACTGCCGTACCTAGGCAAGTTTCATGTCTTGCCGGGCAGACTAAAACATCTCAACAATGCGGGATCTGATAACAGTCAGTAACAATGTAGTTGTCCCAAGCGCGTATGCACTTACCATCAACGAGTTCAAGGGTTTGAAATCCAGCGAACTTGGTGCTGTATACTTCTATACGGACCACCGTTCCCCCTACGCTGTGTATGAGGAAGAAGAGAGACAAACTAGAATTAGTCAAGATCTCAAGGTTAAGTTCACAGCTAAAGTGCTGGGAGCAGTTGACAAGTATAAGGAACTATCAGAAACGTCAGCTATAAAGCTTCTTAAATCTGCACGTAACTCGGTAACTAAACTAGAGAGATACTTTGCTACTGTAAACTTGAATGTGCTGGATGATCACGGCAAACCAATATATCACGCCAAGGACCTGATCGCCAACCTCGCCAACATGGGTAAGGTCGTCAATGGTCTTGATGAACTAGAAGCCATAGTCAAGAAGCACGAGCAGAAGGACAACCCGAATAGAGGTGGGGTTGTGACGAACAAGTACTCACACTAATGTTTAAAGACAGTATCAAGTATTCTCCTGCTGCGCAGCACTACCTGGACTTTGGTTTCTACTCAGACGCCATGCCAGGTACTAGGGAGTACTATGATTACTGGGATGAACAAAAAGAACGATGCATCCAGGGATATTTAGATATAACAGGATACCACTATTTCTATTTAAACTTCTGCCCCATAGACCGCGTGGTAGACGACTTCATGGCAGATGGTACCAAGATCGCAAAAAGAGAAAGAACATTTCCTGCCTTCTACGACGGAGACCACGAGTACTTCACTGCGGTAGACGAGTGCAGAAAAACCAACAAGCACATGGTCGTGCTAAAGGCACGACGTAAAGGTTTCTCCTATAAAGCAGGAGCTATGCTAGCCAGGAACTACTTCCTGATGCGTAACTCTAAGAACTATGTGTTTGCCTCGCAGAAAGAATACCTGATTGGTGACGGGCTTCTGTCTAAAGCCTGGGACTTTCTGTCATTCATTGATGACAACACAGCTTGGACACAGCCACGACTGCGTGATAGAGAGATGCACAAGCAGTCTGGATACAAGAAGAATGTAAACGGGGCAGATGTAGAACTTGGGATGAAGTCCCAAATCATTGGGGTATCTCTCAAAGACAACCCAGACAAAGTACGTGGTAAAGCAGGTGATCTGATATTCTTTGAAGAGGCTGGTTCATTCTCAGGACTTCTCAAAGCCTGGGAGGTTGCCATGCCTACTATGCGTCAAGGCTCCAAAACACTCGGTACCATGATAGCATTTGGTACTGGTGGAGAAGAAGGTAGCGGATTTGATGGCATGGAGGAGCTGTTTTACCACCCTGAATCGTATGATTGCATGGCATTCGACAACACGTGGGATGCGGGAGCCATGGGAACGACCTGTGGTTATTTTGTACCTATATACCAAAACCTAGACGGTTTTATTGATGAAAATGGAAACTCAGAAAAAGAAGCAGCCAAGAGGCACGAAGAAGAGCAGCGCGAGAAAAAGAAAGGGGCCAACGACCCAAAAGCGCTCGACCAGTACACGGCAGAGCACCCGTTCACGCCGCAAGAAGCAACCCTCCAAGTCACAGCCAACCTCTTTGATGTCACGTCTCTTAAAGAGCAGTACAACAAGATTAAAGCGCATGGCCTCCAGAGTGAGGGAACTGCTGGGATAATGTACCACGACAAAGATGGAAAATCGTCATTCAAACCAGCTGGGGAAGTACATCCGGTTTATAAGTTCCCTCACAGAAAAGGGGACAGAACGGAAGGGGCAGTTGTCCTCTACGAATCCCCATACAGAACAAAAGAAGGAGAGGTCCCACACAACCTCTACCTGATTTGTCATGACCCGTATGCCCAATCCAAGTCGACCAACAATGAGTCGCTTGGTGCGGCATACGTAATTAAACGACCCAATAACCTGTCCAAGCCGGACGATATAATTGTAGCAAGCTATGTCGGTAGACCACAAACACAGGATGAATACAACAGGAATCTATTTATGCTGGCTGAATACTACAACGCAAAAATCGGGTTCGAGAACGACCGTGGAGAGCTTATTGCTTACGCGAAGAGATATCGCAAGCTACATAAGCTACAAGAGGAGTTTGAGATGTTAGACAAGCGAGAGCTTAGGTCTAAGAATGTAAAGCGCCAGTACGGCATGCATATGACTGAGCAGCGGAAGCGGCAAGGTGAATTGTATATACGAGACTGGTTGATCACCCCCAGGCATACAGACGAAGAAGGGAATGTCACACTTAACCTTCACAAGATCTATGACCCTGCACTATTGCAAGAACTTATCAAGTTTAACCACAAGGGTAACTTTGACCGAGTGATGGCATTTATGGTGGGGATGTATCATACACGAGAGCTATATAATAGAGAGGTAACAGAAATTATCTCAGATAGGTCTCAGGATGACTGGTTCGATAAAATTTATTCGTAACTTACGCGAGATGTACGGACAGGCTAAAATACCTAGGCAACGTATCCCGTTGTCTCAGAAAACAAAGAAGTGGAGAGAGGAGTGCGTTGAGGCATATATCGATCTCTCTAAGTTTGGGATAAGCGAGAGACGCTCCTATCTCAAGTCACTTTACGATTACTACAACGGTGTTATTGATGAGCAGGACTACAGGTATGTCTTGAAGCCATACGGCAAGACAAGACAGAACTTCCCATCCAAGCTCAGGAACTACCCAATCATCAAGCCTATCATTGACTTGTTGCTGGGGGAGAAGGCTAAGCGTCCTCTTAACTATTCTGTGACTGTTAAGAATGGAGATTCTATCTCTATCAAAGAGCAGGAGAAAAATGACACCTTGCTCAAACTTGCTAGTGACATGTTCCTCCGCAGCCTTGCGCCAGAGGACATGCAGGAGGGTGAACCACCGCAGCCCCCAAAGCAATTGATGGAGGAGTTCGAGCGTAGCTACGTTGACAGAAGAGCTATCAAGGGTCAAGCTGCATTGAACTACATCATGCAGAACGAGGAGATGAAACACAAGTTCTCCAAAGGCTTCTTTCATTACCTGGTTACTGGAGAGGTGTACTCTCATAAGGGTGTAGTTCGCAACGAGCCATTCTATGAGGTGCTCAACCCACTTGACATTGACTACGACAAAGATCCAGACCTTGAGTTCGTAGAAGATGGTGACTGGGCAATGACTCGTAAGTATGCACACGCATCTACAGTAATCGACATATTTGGTGAGTATCTGACGGATGAGCAAATTCTTGAACTCGAGAATCCTCAGCAGGCGTCAGCAGACTCATACCTTCTCTACAGATCAGAAGCCAGCGGCAGTGATGAAAACATGTACCGCAACAGGCTTGTAGAATGCATTACGGTTTATTGGAAAAGCCGTAAGCGTATTGGTTTCCTACAGTACCCAGATCCTATTACAGGCTCACCTGAGGAAATGGTTGTAGAAGAAGGATTTAGACTTCCTGGAGAGATGAGGGAAATGGGCGCTAAAGTCCGCTACGAGTGGGTAAACGAAGTGTGGGAGGGTACACGTATTGATGGGCGTTTCTACGTCAACATCAATCCCCTGTCCAACCAACGTACATCCCTAGACAACCCTTCCCGCTGCAAGCTCCCAATCAACGGGCGTAAGTACTCTGATATTAACTCAGACAATATCTCCCTTGTCTCTCTGGGTATACCATTCCAACTCAACTACAATATCTTCAAGTACCGCATGGAGCTGGCGATTGCAAGGTCTAAGGACATTATCGCTCAGTTTGACATCAACATGATTCCTAAGAAGTGGGACATGGACAAGTTCATGTACTTCGTTGAGGGTACGGGTATTGCATGGGTTGACTACAATAAAGAAGGTATCCAACTTTCACCTCAACATCAGTCTGTGCTTGATATGTCGATCAAGACTATTGCACAGTACCTGCAGTTGCTTGAGTCCATACAAATGGAGTGGGAGAAGATATCTGGTGTAAACAGACAACGCCAAGGTGGCATCGGACCCTATGAAGGAAAAGCAGCATCCCAACAAGCAATTGTTCAGTCATCGCACATTACGGAAGATCTTTTCCGCAAATTCGCACGATTTGAGCAGAGAGAGCTCCAAGGCCTTGTGGATTATTCTAAGGAAGCATGGGTTAACGGAAAGAAAGGCATGTATGTCATGCCCGACAACACCATAGAAATGCTTGACATCGACTCTATCCAATACATGGAAAGTGAGTACGGTGTCTTTGTGTCTGACGCTGGTAGAGATCAAGACAAGCTTGAACAAGCTAGAGCTCTTGGCCAGTCTATGGTGCAGAACGGTGTTCCTGCATCTGCAGTGCTCGACATGTTTGACACTGAAAACTACTCTGGCCTTAAGGCTAAGATCGAGAAAGCTGAGAAAGCTCAGAAGGAATTGCAGATTGCTCAAGAGCGGGCTAAGAAAGAACAACTCGAGAAGCAACAACAACTGCAACAACAGCAGATGGAGATGGACAGAGTTGAGAAAGATAAAGACAGGCAGGTTGAGATCGAAAAGGCATTGATCGCTGCAGAATCTAGAGACTCCAACAACAAGCTCGAGCTTGACATGGAGAAGATGATGCGGGACTTTGAGATCAAAGAGAAAGAGATACAGCTCAAAGAAAGGGCGCTCGATAAGGAAGGTGATACTATACCTAACGGAGTATGACAAACGCCCAGCGCAGGCAAATAGTAGATAAAGCTAAAGCTGAAAAGTATCAGGGTAGCTATGTAGACCTGTTTAAACAGGCTACACAGAATCCTGCTGTAGTGCAACACGGCACTCAGCAAAGCGTCGATGGGTTGAGACCAGCTCATCAAGCCGGGAATACGGATGCGTCTATGGCCTTCACAGACGTTCCTCCTAATACCCCATTCAATACGGTTGGCATGAAGAAGCCAATCGACGTTAAGAAGTACGACCGGCAGGGACACCTAGTCAAGTCCTATGAGTCCGTACCTCCCGGCATTCAATCATTCAATACAGGGCCTGGCACAGGTACTGTAGTAGAGAGTCCAGCTCGCATGCAAGATGGTGGGTTTGATGAGTCAGGAAATCCTGTTGCCACACTTGATGCTGTAACCTTAGAGGACTATATGGCTAGAACTAGAGGAGGTTCTAGGAACACATGGAAAGCAGCAGCTGATACAATCGCTTACCACGAGAATGCAGTGCCTATGACAGGCAGCATGGATCTTAAGAGACCTCAGATAGGAGGCGGTCCTGGTGTTGGATTGTTCCAATTCGAAAGCAAAAACAACCCGGGCAAAGACGCATTCCAAACTGCTGTGCAGAGATACATCAACACGGCAGACACACTTGGGTATGATACTGACCCTGTAATAGCAAAAGCAAAGAGTGCCGCTGAACTAAACAAAGAACAGCAGTACGCAGTCTTTTACTCTAATCTAATACAAGGACCAGCCAAGCTGTCTGAGTACCCAGAAGGTAAAATGACACTGCAGGACCTATGGTTAAAAGGGCACAAGGCAGTAGAAAAAGATGGAGATAGAGAGTCTTTTGAGTCTTCTAGAAAGGCCGCAGCAGAAGATAACCTATCTAAATACGGACTCCGTTTCGGGGGAGTGCGATATAGTAATAGCAGATATAGAAAATAATTTTATATTTGAGTAAACCAAAACACTAAATACATTTGCACAATGTCAGACCCAAACAGCAAACTGGACTTCGACGCTATCTCGTTTGATGACGTGATAGGAGAAGGAGCTCCAGGACTAGAAACAGCTGAGGAAGCACCTCAAGAAATTGAGGCAGCGGAACCAGAAATTGAAAACGAATTAGACGAAGATGTTCGTGAGCGAGGTGATGAAGATTACGAAGACGGAGTAGACGAAGAGTACGGAGAAGGAGAACAAAACAACTCTGTAGAAGACGAATACGAAGAAGGAGTAGAGGACACCACTATTGCAGATCAAATCTCAAACGTATTGGGATTTGAAATGGAAGCGCAGTACGACGATACTGTTGAAGGACTCACGAACTACGTCAGAGATGTATCTCAGGAAATTGCAGAAGATCAGATTCAAGATCTGTTTGAGCAGTTCCCAGAGGTCCAGCGTCATCTTGACTATATGCTTAACGGCGGAGAGTCAGACCAGTTCTTTGAAGCACACAACCCAAGTGCAGACTACAGCAACTTTACCTTGACCGAGAATGACTCTATGTCTCAGAAAGTAATTCTTCAACAATACTTCCAACTCAAAGGACACGACAACGAGTTCATTAATGAGATGTTGGAGGACTACGAAGATTCAGGTAAGTTGTACTCTAAGGCTAACATAGCCAAAGACTCTCTTTCACAATACCAAGCGCAGCAGCGTGAGGAAATGCTGCAACAACAGCAGGCTCAGTTTGAACAAAAAGAGCAGGAAAGAGAGCAGTTCTGGGACGGAGTAGCTAATACGCTAGAAGAAGGTGGAGAATTTGCAGGTATTCGTATACCAGATAGAGACAAATCAAACTTCTTCGATTACATCTCTGCCCCTGTAGATGACAGTGGTAAAACCCAACGCGACATTGATTACAATGAAGCAGACATGGATATCAAGCTAGCTATTGACTACTTGATGTTTAGCGGGTTTAACCTTACAGATATTATAGAAACTAAAGCTAAGACTGCCAGTGCACGTAACCTGCGTGATCGCATCGTCTCCAATCAGGAGCGTGTGAAGAGCGCAAAAGGTGCACAGCGTCAAAAGCAAACAGCATTTGATCCAGATCAGCTGGACATAAACGCGCTTCTTGGATAAGCAAAACTATTTAAAATAAACAATCATGGCTTTGATGCAAGTACTTAAGTCGTACTATAACGACTCGCAGATGACCGACACTAACTCGTTGGTCAATGCCCTGATGGAAAAGCCCGAAGAGCTTTCTCCCATCATTACGCACTTGGCCGGACGTGAAGAAAAAAAGTTCCCTCTTTCTTTCTTGACCGAGGGGGTTGGAAACACGCGCTCAATCGATCGTTTCGAGTACGAGTACCGTGTCAAGACCCATGAGGTTAACGTTCGCCCAGTGGTTTCTTCAGTTGGAACTGGCGCCGGTGGCGCTATGTTCGAAATCGTCTTCCCTGACAAGTGGTTCATTTTCCCATACACCTTGGTTTCCGCTAGCGGTGACCTTGCGCGTATCATGAAAGAGCCTGAGGCAGTGGGTAGCGGTTACAAGTACACCCTCCAAATGGTGTCTCCCGATAACAGCTCAGGCATTGCCTCTGCTGATGTCGCTGCAGGTGCACTCTGGGGGCAGTTGTACGCTAATGTCGGTATCGACTTCTCTCGCGGTAACGCTTCTAACTGGACTGCACCTGGTATGGTCCGTTCTAAGATTGGTACCGTGCGTAAGTCTTACCACTTCTCTGGTAACGCAAAAGACTACGTTGCTGAGTTTACTCTCCCAATGAAGGAAGGTTCTTCTACCAAGTTGTGGATGGACTACGAGGAGTACCGTCACATGCTCAAGTTTAAGGAAGAGTGTGAGATGTACTACTGGTACGGAAAGAAGACTCACGATGCAAATGGTAAGTCTACCATGCTCGACGAAAACGGCCAACCAGTTGTTTCTGGTCCTGGTTTGTTTGAGCAGATCATCAACAAGGACTCTTACTCTACACTGACTCAGAAGAAGTTGGAGGATACTATCGGAGACTTGTTCTACGGTATGACCGACGCTACTGATAAGCAGGTGACTTTGTTCACTGGTGTTGGTGGTGCACGTGAGTTCGATAAGGCTCTCCGCGCTTACTACGCTAACGGTGTTAGCTCTACCGGTGTTGGTACTGCTACAAACTCTTACCTCAGAACTACTGAGTCTAAGTTCATCACTGGTAGCGGTCGTAGCTTGGGTATCACTGGTTACTTCACTTCATACGACCA